AAGTCTTACCTGTTCCTAGTCCATGAAATAAGAATAATCCATTATAAGGAGTTTGTTGTGAAAGGAAGTTTTTAACGAATATTTGATGCGGACTGAGTATAAAATCAGAGGACTTCATATCTTCCTGAATCTCATCCAATGTCTGTTTGTCGTCATTGTTATTTGTCATTACTGTGTTAAACTCAATATGTTCTAGTAACTTTGTGTTGAATTCTTGGTCATCTAACTCTGGATATAAAAAGGCATCGGTGTCGTATTCCGCAATACTATTATTATGGTCTCTTGAACCCAACTCTTCATCTTTATCTTCATCATCTTCATCATCTTCATCATCTTCATCTTTATCTTCATCATCCGTCACGCTGTGTGATTGTTTAACGCGTTTTATTTTTATAATTGTTTTCATATTATTTTCTTGTTCACTTACATTTTTACATGCCATTAACAATGGTTCCCAGTCTTTATCTGTAAAGTTTAAATTTTCTATGAACGTATCTGTAATCTCTTTTTTTGTTCCAGTTTCATCTATGTACTTTTTGTTTTTCACACCACTCAATTTTTCCTTTAAAAACGCAATTTCAGGTCGTTGTTCTTTTTGGAATTTATTAAATTTACTGATAGTTCCCTTTGTAAAAAAATTATCATTGTATTTATTATCCTTTTGTAGGACCCAAAATGCCTTTATAAAATAATGGTCGTCGTATTTATATAAATGTTCGGCGTCTGTTTTCACACCTCTTTCTCCACTTGGAGAACTTAATGCGAATTTTGAATTACTTTTTTGATAAAAATTCTTATGATTTATAAATACTTTATTACTGTTCGATAACGGACAATTATTTGTAGGTTCAATTAATAATTTCTTCTTTTTTGTTATATTTAATAAAGGACCTTGTTTTGTTTCAATTGTATCTTTTATGGGTTCTTTTGTGGGTTCTTTTGTGGGTTCTAATAGTTTATTAACTTCGTCTTGGATAATTGTTTTTTGTGGAATACTGGTTGGCTTCAATAGTTCAGAATTTAATAAGGTTTTCTGTTTCTTTATTGTTTTTCTATTAGTATTGTCAATTTTCTTCATTTTTGGTTCAACCTCGCCATATTCTTCCACATATTTTTGATGCTTGTTTGTTTTGAAATGATTTATCTCACCCCTACCTATTAATTGATATGTGGCACCACACGGACATTCCGCACATTCTGGTTGTTTATCATAATCACATTTTTTTCTAGTTTTAGGGGGCATTACTGTATATTATAATACGATATAATATACAAGATTACAACCGATAAAGCATTAATTTTTTCAAGCAAATGTCAACATTGTTAATGATGTTTTTTTTTTCTAAATTATATTCCCTAATCTTGGATAAACATTTATCCAATGTTCCCCATTCCATTTTACTCACTTCTGATTTCTGGTAACAATTCGTTTCTTTTGTTTCGGATGCTTTCATATACATCAAAAAATACTTGTGTTTATAAGACTTATAATTAGACCCGGTAAATATCTCCTCATACGGCATTGTGTTTATTACAGGTTCAATATTATTTGTATCATATCCAGTTTCTTCGCAAAATTCACGAACCGCGCATTCGTAATCCTTCTCTTGGTAATTCCTTCGTCCTTTTGGGAACCCCCATTCGGGTTCTAACCATTCATATTGTGTTTCTCCGACCAAATCTTTTAATGAGTAATCCAACACCATACCGTGTTTTAACATATTAAACTTGTCTTTGGATGTAGTTTCCTCCATCTTATACTTATTATTATAACCCTCGTCGCCCCATATATTTTTCCACAGCTCGTCGAAATTCGACTCCAGAATATTATTCTTCTCATCATTCGTCATCTGTTTAATCATGTTTATAATAAATTCTCGGTCGTTCGCTTGATACTTCCCTCGCATAAAATCTATATAACCAAGTGTTTCCTTGCGTCGTATCATCAAATATTCGTAAACGCCATTGTTGCTGCGAAATGCTATAACACCCAAACTTGTAATTGGTATTTTGCAATTATGAAACATATGTCCTGTTTTCCCACAATTATTACAATAATTACCGTTGTTCTTTTTGCTCATCATGCGATTTACCTCCATAAATATTATAAGATAGTTTTATATACTTTTCTTATGAAATTTGATCCAGCTGTTTGGGGACCCCATTATTGGTTCTTCCTTCATACTATAGCGCAGATTTATCCTGAATCGCCAGATAAAGCAACCAAGCGAAAATATTATGATTTAATTCAAAATATGCCTCTTTTTTTACCCATTGGCACAATGAGTAATAGATTTAGTGATATGATTAAGAATTATCCAGTAACACCGTATTTGGGTAGTCGTGAATCTCTTGTTAGATGGATACATTTTATACATAATAAAATCAATGTCTCTTTGGGTAAAGAGGAAATAACACTTCTAGAATCAATCGACCAGTATTTTGAACACTATAAAGCGGCACCTATTATAATGATGGAAAAATTAAATATTAAAAAACACCACATCTATATTTCACTCTCATTAATCTCTTTATTAATGATTTACATTTATTCACGAGACTCATAAAATGTAGTATTTATACACCTTTCAAGATTTAAAATTGTATAAAATCTTCATAGTTATATATAAACCTATATGCGTTTTGAAATTGTTATATTTTTAATAGTTGGTTTCATAATTGCTAATATGTACACTGATGGTAAATATATTCAACTTGTAATGTCGTGGAAAAAATACTTCCAAATGTTCGGCGTTGCGTTCATTGGTTATATGTTATGTTGGTTGTTTCGTAAAAATCCAGAACGCGCAAGAACTATGATTATAGCATCTAATGAATATTTGAAATATTTACCCGTTGATAAAAATACATCTAGTTTTATCTCTCCCATTATAGACTTTACTAGTAAATATGATTTTAGTAGGGGGGGGAATAATAATTCAATGAATAATAACATCAATATGATGCAGGCTGGGTCTAGTGAGAAACGTATTCTGAATTCTGGGAAACAATCTACAAAGCGTTCAGTAAGTGAAACAAAAAAAAAATTCGTTGCTGCTAAACAAAATTGGCATTGTGGTAACTGTAAAAAGCAGTTACCCGCTTGGTTCGAAGTAGACCATACAGTCCGTTTAGAACACGGTGGAAGTAATCACGTTGACAATTTAGTCGCGTTATGTCGCGATTGTCACGGAGAAAAAACTGCGATGGAGAACCTATAATTTACTGCTATCTTTATTGGAATTTTATAGTTGTGTTATATATATATAAATAAATGGGTTTTATTACATCAAAAAAAAATAAAATCCCCAGTTTGATGAGCAACGCATCAACATTTGTAGATTATGTAAAAAATAAATTTGAGCATGACCCTTTGAAATATCTTCTCTTAGTTTTATTAATATTCTTTTTCTCACTGACTATACATTTTATACCCACTGGGGACGAATATACTTGGAGGGATGCTGACGACGTAGAACACACAGAATTATCTGGAGGTTCAACGGCTAACCGAATTAAAAACCAAGATTCATATTATGCTTCAATTGCTTTATTTATAATAATCGCTTGTTTGTGTATTTTAAAAATTGTGCCAAGTGAAAATAAACGCGCCGCATTTTTTATGGGAGGTGGCTTGAGTGCTCTTATCATATTGTATTATATTTTAATTAATGCTGGTATATATGAATATATTTTAATTAATACTGGTATATACGAACATACAAAAAATGTTGGATATATTTTTTTCACCGTGATTGCCTGTTTACTATTTTATCGCTCATTAAAGGGATTCATTAAGAATCTAGACGGCTGGGAGGGTTTCGTGTTGAATTTTATTCTCTATATTCCCTGTTTGATTGACGATTTTATGGAATATTTGAAAGGCAACTTCGCACGAACATCTAATATTACATATATATTACTTGGAATTGAAGCACTATTGATAACAGCATATATAGCTTTGCCTTCATTAATATCGTCTCCGCTTAAAGGCGATGCTTTTCCTATAATGAATGAAGCCAATTTTTTTGATAAGCGCAACGGCAATGGAAAAACACAAATTGATTTCAGAATTATTAAGGATGTTTATGGTTACAATGACGACGACAGTATTATTTCAGATAAAGACAATGAATACGAAATTGGTAAACATAAATTTACATTGTCTATGTGGATTTATTTAAATCAACAAGATTCCAGTATATCATCTTCGTGTGGTTTAGACTTGTTCTCATATTCTGCTGCTAATGGTTCCTACTCACACCCAAGTATAAAATACTCGGGCGTAGAAAATGGTAAAAATAAATTAAATATTAAACTATCCGGCAATGATGATGATGATTTTGAATTAAATGTCGAATCGCAAAAATGGAACAATATTGTATTCAATTATAATGGAAATTTTGTGGATATATTTATAAATGGCGATTTAGTTAAATCTCACAACATTGTAGTAGGTGGTCTGAAAATAGATAATTATGATATTTTTTCATACGGGGGGAGTGAAGAAGACATTGATGGTGCTATCTGTAATATTAAGTATTATAAAAAACCATTATCTAAATTTCAAATTATTAATATTTATAATTTATTAAAGGGACAGAATCCACCAATTAATAATATAATGTAAAAATATAGAATGAATAATACAATAATTATTTTAGGAACTGTTCTTGTTGTGTTAATTATTTACATGTTATTTCAAAGTTACTTCGATGGAGAACAGAAACTAGTAACACAATCATTGTTAAAAAACGCACCACAAGATGAGTCTGATATATCATCACCAGGCGCGGCTAACTTTTCATACGGCATTTGGATTTATGTAAAACAATGGGAGGCTCCTGGCGGAATAACCGGTACAGAGAAAGAGGAGCAATCACGCATTTTCACGCGCGCAGATGAACTCGGACTTTATTTGACGTCTGATGCTACTTTGAAAGTTCGTTTTGCTGATATAGGAGTGCGAAATGTTCTCAACGAAGATACAGATATTGAATTAGAGCCTGTTAATTATACAGAGAGAACATTAACAGGAAACTTCCCTATACAAAAATGGGTTCATGTTGGATTAGTCGCAGATGGTGATAAATTCGACGGTTATATTAATGGAAAACTGGTAAAATCTATAGAATTAAAGGGCACTACTGGAATTACACCTAAATCTACGGATGGTAAGGCAGAATACCCGCTTAAATTTGGGAGGGGGAATATAATGAAAGACGAATTAATGATAGCAGAACATAAGCGTCGCATATATGCTATGGACCCGAAGGGGATGTGGGACTTATATATGGATGGCAATGGCGCAAACGGATTAACAAAGGTCGTAGGCGATATGAACGTCAATCTTTCCATTATGAAAAATGGAGTTGAGAGCACGAATGTTTCGGTATGGTAAAATTATAACGTATCTATTTATTTATCGTATATAAATATATAGAATGGATTTCAATAAACCAATTGGAGAACAATTATCTAATAATGAAACAGTGTCAAACGTTAAAGAAAAAACCAGTGAGATGATGAATAGTGTGGGCGACAGTTTTTCAAATACGAAGGAAGGATTAAATAATATCGTCAGTGACTTTTCGTCCAGCAGCGCATCAGATGTTGGGTCTGCTTTTTTAGATGCCAATAGTTTAGTCGCAAAATTTGTATTTTTAATAGTTGTTCTCATTGCTTTCTTTTTGCTATTGAATTTAGGGATATATCTCATAAGTTGGTTCACTACCACTGATAAATCGCCGTATATTTTCAAGGGTAGATATGCGACAACTGCGAAAAAACAAATTAGACAGAACCCAAAATTAGCGGATGGTAAACCTATTTACAGGTCGAACAATGAAGATAAAGGAATTGAATTCACTTGGTCGAGTTGGTTGAAACTTGATGCACCTCCTGAAGAGATTAATGGCGTTTGCCATATATATAATAAGGGTTCTACACCTCCTCCATACGATAACCCAATTCAAGAAGAAGATGACGACGAGAACACAAGATATGACGATGAGAATGAGAATTATGCATTGAAGAATTGTCCGGGTGTTTATGTAACTGATGTATCTGGAGACCATCAAAGTATTCAGTTAAACGTTAAAATAGACACAATCGGTGATGGAGAAAGCATCATCCCAATTTTCGGATTACCAATAAAACGTTGGTTTCATTTAGCAATCCGTCTCCAAAATAAGATTCTCGAT